GAATTAAATTTGCTGCACTCGAAATGGTTCCAGTTCTTTCGAGATCAACAATTCCAAAGGTATACCCTTTACCTCCAGTAACAACGTTAGTAGAGGTAATTGTACCATTACTATCAACGGTTATAGAAACTCTACCACCAGTTCCGTCCCCTAAAATATCATAAGTACCATTAGAGTATCCAGTGCCGCCACTCTGAATATAAACTTTTTTGATTTGATTATTATTTACTTCAGAATCTCCCGCTTCTCGGACTGATTGAATCTGAGCATCAGTTGAAGTTTCCCAATCATTGGGAACTACAATATATTCTGTAGAATCAAATTTGATTATATCACTTGGAGAAATAGAAAACAGATATTTCCACAAATATCCATCAGAACCTGCAGAAAATGGTTGTAAGTCTGTAGATGTTGGTTCAAACTTAGATCTTTCACCATTTACATTAGTTCCAGAAGAACCATTGTCAATGCAAATATAAACTCTAAAATCGCTGTTAATCACATAATAATTTGAATCATATAATCTACTTGTTCCAGAGTTGGGAGTTAAATTAGAAGAACTATAGTCATGTCTGTACATATCATAAGCAGTATTAGAAGTCCACTGAACTTTTCTTACAACTCTTCTAATATTTGTGCTTGTAATTCTTTTCCCAAACAATCCAGTATCTCTATAGTGATACAAATACTGCAAATTATCAGTTGGACTTGGAGGACCACTAGATGCAGCACTCCAAGTAGATGTTCTACCAAATCCTGCAACCGATGAATTTGGCAAACCTAAAAAGACATAATATGAGTTATTATCATCTAAAACAGAATTGACAAAATTATTAGCATTCAGTATTCTAAATTGATCTGTTACGACAGCAGCCATATTAACATAGTTTTTTAGATATTTATAAGAGTTTGGGGAGAGCGCCTGTAGATCTTATTCCAACATTTCTTCTTTGAATAATAGGATATGTTGTTAATCCAGATACGGTGTTTCCAGTTACTCCAATTGAGATTGGATTTCCAGATCTAACCAATCCAGATGTGTTTGATAATCTACCCCAAGAATATCTTCCCACAGGATAGTTGGAAGATCCTGTAGTGTTGATACCCACAATTGCTGATGCAGAATGAACTCTGCAAGTGATAACTCCACTGGCGTTGTCTAATGCAGTTACATTATAAACATTATCAATATATGTAGTTCCAACTCCGACAACTTCAGTGTCTGAAGAAATAATCGAAGTAACTCCATTTCCAACCAATGTATCAAAAATATAAATTGGATATCCAACTTGCAAATCAGATCCTACCAAAGAATCGAGGGTAAATTCTATAGCAAGATTTGGAGTGCTTGTTGTTGCAATTCCAACCACGGAACCATTGTTTCCCTGAATTGTTGTGAAGTTTGATATAAGTTCGATAGACTGATTTCCTGTAACCGTTGATATGGAAGCAGTTGATATTCCATTAATCACTAAGCAATCAAACGAAGTTAAATCTGGATCTTCATACTTAAACAACTCAACACTATCAATGAATACTTCGGTATCAGTAGTTGACAAATCCCCTATTATGTTTGCAGTGGGGAATATTAAAGACTCTATTGAATCTCTTGCTTTAGAAACAATCTCCCCATTTATTTTTTTGTCAACTTTTTGTTTTGTCCAACTCAGTGGTCTGTAAACCGTTGTGATACCAGGACCAGAGTATAAATTAGTCTCAAATTTATCTGAGAAAGATAAATCCGTCACAGTTCTCTTATCTTGTGAAGATATATTTGGATAATCATTACTCTTAACAACTTGAACAATATCTCCTTTTTTTATCGTCTCAGAGATATTTGTGACAACCTCAATATCTACATTTGTTCCTTTATAGAAGTAAATTGAAATATTGTCTTCAGATTTTGGTGGTGTTGTAAATCTAAAGGATGTTCCTCCTCCAAATTCATAAGCAATCCCAGGTTCTTGAAGTATTCCATTGATAAAGATGAGAAGACAATTTGCCAAGTTTATCCTAGAATCACTGTCTTGCTCGAAACTGAGAAGATCGCCATTATAGAATAATGGGAATGTTTGTCTAGAACCATCCTGATAATCTTCGATAGAATCAATGAAATCGAGTTCTCCAAATTCCCAAGATGCGAATTTATCGGAATAAGTTTCGAGAACGGTCAATTCAAACTCTGATATTGGAGATGCTAATCTGGCATCGGTGACTAACCCTACTGGCTTCAATACATCTCCTCTTCGGAAACTATATCCATTTCTAGTAATGTCAAATTCGGTGACACCAAAGTGTGTTGATCCTATTCCAGTCGCATCAACATTACCTACTTTCAAACTAATAGATAGTCCGATACCAGTTTCTGTTGTAGATCCAACACTAAGTCTAGAGACACCTATTACAGAAAGATTTTCGTAAGTTGGTTCAGATACAAATATTTGTGGATTATTGTATCCTGTTCCACCAGCACCAATGCTAAATGCAAGTGATCCACCTGCACCAACTACTGCAGTAATTATTGCAGGATCTCCTCCAGCATCTTGCGATGCATCATAAACAGTAACACCGATAGATGTTAAACCATTGTAACCAGATCCATAAGATCCTCCAGGAAGTCCTGTGGTAATGCCTGTGATTGATCCTCCAGCGCCAATAACAGCAGTAACTGCAGCGCCTACAAGTGGTGCAAAACCTAATCCAGTTGTTGATCCTAAAGAAACAATAATTCCACCTCTTGGAGTTTCATTCTGATTTACATCATAATCCGAAATTATATACTCTAATGGATCGCTGTTTGGTTTTGTAATTCCTGAGAATACGATAGTGCTAATACCAGCAGATGTATCTTCAAGAATCTCAAAATTTCCGAGTGGATTATTTGATGTGGTTGGTTGTTGGAATATTCCATTTATTAAAACTATTCCACTAGAACCTATTGTTCCAATTCCAGTGGTGTCTGCACCACCAACTTTTAATGTAAAGGTCCTTCCAATACCATTAAACTGTTCGGAAAGGTCATCATATATTTTATTGGTTGTGTAGTCAGATCTTAAGAAGACCCTACCATTAAATTCCGAAGTTTCATAATCCAAATTATATTTGGTTTTATCAATTTGGGGATTTCCTCTAGGAGCATCTGCAAAATGTATTTCATTCTCTACAATGTTAAATGCACCCCTATAAACATCAATTTGTGTTGAAGAACTGTGATTTGTTGCTATAGTTCCAACAAAACCTCTCTCAGCTTCTACTAAATTAAAGGAACCACCATTGGTGATTGGACCAATACTAGATGTTCCAAGACCAACATTATTAACTCTCATATATTCATCATCTATTTTGAGAATATCTGATGGATTAATAGAAGAAATTCCACTAAGATTTAATGTAGTAGTTGCAGTTCCAATAGATCCTGAGAGAGTGTGGGATACATTAGTAAATAGTAAAGGATGTTGAATGAGATCATCAATTACAATGATCGACTTTTCATTCTTTTTAACCATTTCAAATTGGTGAATATTTCCTCCACCAAGATCTGTGAAGGTTACTGCGATTCCACTTCTTGTTGTTGATATGAAGAATTCATCATAATTTAAATCATTAACGACAGCAAAAACTGTAGATGGTAACAAATCAGTTACACCACTGGTTGCATTGCTGTACGTTAATGCTGTAGTTGCAACACCAACAATTGATGATTTTGGAGTGTAAATTAATTCCTCATCATTCTTGAAGAAATGATTTCTAATAGTAAATTTGCCAGTAGTTGCGATCAGAGCATCAGTGTCTTCTGGATCAAATACTTTAACAAAAATAGAAGTTCCTTCAGATGTTAGAGAGAAATTAGTTTTATTGATTCTATCTCCATTAATAGAATTATAGAATTTTAAATCTAAAGATTCTTCAATATTGCCATATTCCAAATCTGGTGGAGTATTAGCAACATCGAGATCATTATAAAAGAGTTGACTAAATGCCGATAAAACAATATTATCCGAAGAGTAATCTGAGTCTGGATAAAAAGTTAACTCTAGATTTGAACCAGAATTATTTCCTCCAAATGTACCTATTCCCAAAGCCGTGTCAGAAGTAGAAACACCACTTACACTTAGTAATGCTGACTGCTGAAGATAAACGTCACTGCTATCTTGTATCATCATTACTTGATGTAAAGATTTGGTAGATCCAATGCTCACTTCTACTAAAGATTTTGCAGAATTAAACAATGTCTTATCTATTGAAACAACTGTTGTTGTTCCAATTCCAACAGTAAAATCGGATTGGTATATCGCAGACCTTTCAGATCCTGCAGGTTGTCGATCTAATTTAAATCTGTAAGGAGTTCCTGTTCCAGTCGAGGTTGTGCCGAATCCAACAACTTTTGCTCTGAACGTATTATCATATGAAGAAGTATTTGTGTAGTTTAATGATACAATGCCCGAGGAAAGACTTGCACCAAATGAACCTATAAAATTATTAGAGAAAGATGTATCACTTTCTGAGTCGAAATAATATTCGGAAAGATATGTATTAGTCCCATCAGTTGCCACATATATCTCTACAAAATTTATGTCATTAGTTGTATCATTAACAACCTCAACATTTACATATAAGGATTCAACCTCATTAGCATTAAACGATGCTATGCTGGTAGTCACACCAGAAGTTGTAACACCTGCAGAGCTTACTAAATTTGTAAATCCAACAGAAGTTGATCCAATACCTGATGTAGAAGATGTAAATGTATTTCTTATAATCTTCAGATCGTAATCCGTATCATATGCATCAACAGGAATGAATCTTAAATACGAATCATTAAATTCATCAACAATTACTGAGATACTTCCATACTGTTCATCTGGTGAATGTAATGTTGTACTAACACCAACATTCACTACACTTCCTTTCTCTACAAGATAATTGTTATTTCCATCATTTAACAAAACAACTTCGGTAAACTGAATTTCGCTATTGTCACTATTTGTAATTCTAATTAAGAAATTATCATATGTAAGTGATGAATCCAATTTCAGAATGTTTAAGTATTCACTTGGATTATCTTCAAAATATGAGAACTGATTACTTATATCATCGATTGCAAGAACATCGTTTCCAATATTCTTTGTGTAATCAGTTAGTTTAGTATTCAGAAGTTTTAAATATTTTGAATCACCTGTTGTTGGATTGAGATCAATATCCTGTGCAAAATCAAAATCATAAATTGTATCGACTCTAAGGTCATCAATAAAATCACGAATAACAGTTGTTCCGTCACTTCCAATAAGATCAGATGCGTCTGAAGTAGAAGTAATTCCAGTATCAGCAAAATCTTTTAATCCACTGGTGTGTAATAGTGGTTTAATTTTTGATTCTACTTCTTTGTATTCTTTACTACTCTTGATAGAATATGATAGATTTTGATAATAATCATTATTTGGAGTAACTTGAGTATCAGAATTTAGTTTTCCAATTTCATCTAACCATCCAACATTTTTTGGAACTGAGTATGATACTTTAAATAATCCGGAATTAATTTCTATATCATTAATTGTCGCTACAGTTCCCGAATCTCTTCCTACTATAATTTCATCTACACTTAATTCATAAGTCCCAGAAACCTTCAATATAGTTCCTTCATATCCAGAGATAAATAAATCTCTAGGAATATCATTCGAAATAATCTGTTCTCCAATACTGAACTGCAATCTTTTTTGAGTAACATTGAAAGTTGGATAATCGTCTTCGTGTATTAAAGATCCATAACCATCTTGTATTGTTTTTGCAATACCAGTATTAGTTGTCAATCCACCATTAGAAACACTAGACAAATCAAATACAACTTTGTGATATGGGGAAGCCTCAATATAACTATCAACAACAAATAATTTATATCCATAATCTTCAGAGTTAAATCCAGAACCACTAGAACTAAATTTCTGTATTCCTTCAACAAAGACTGCATCACCAGAAGCAAATGGATAAGTGGAAAATCCTAAAGGTGGCACTGTAATAGCGCAAGTGAATATACCGGTAGAATTAGACTCTACTCTCTGAACACTAA